ATGAGCTGGTCGTTTTTAAGGTTGAATAGCTTCTCTGTTCCATCATTGTAAACAATGGTTCTTGTGCCTTCCCATCCATCAGAGTGTATATAACGTATCTGTTGCGCCCATTCCTCGTAGGCTTGTAGGCCTTTTTGTTTTTCTACTGCGTCTTTAAATTCAGTCATTAGCTTCTCTCCTTAACAGTTAGATCATATTCAGCCTCAGTAAGATAAGAATAAGACTTTAGAAACTCTTCTTTAGTTAATATCTTGAAGTCTCTCATCTTCTCTTTGTCGGTTATAAATGATGTATGTTGCATTAGCTTTTCTCCTCATAGTTTTTTATTCTTTTCATACTAGCAACGTAACTCATGGCAAAAAGATTCCATGACGCTGGTGAGTACCCTTTGATCTGAGCAATCTCGCGGCCTTCCTCGTACCATTTTCTTTCTTGTTTTATTTGTTTTGCGTAACTCATTAGCTTTTCTCCCTGTTGGTTATATCTTCAAGCTGGTACTTGATCTCATTAATAAAATTAACGTGGTTTAGGTTCTTTACCTCGTCAGCGTGTGCTAGGTATTGTTCTATTCTTGCAAGAGTGCGCTCCAGTCTTTCTTGTACTGGCATATCCTGGAGTATCTCTTCTAGTTGCTTGTGTATGGTTTCGCCTTGTTTACTCATTGGTTTTGCTCCCTTAGTTGTTGTAATTCTGTTTCTAGTTCTACGATCTCAGACTGCGCCATTAAATGACGCTCCTGTCTGAGTATTGATTCTATGATTATTATTCTTTCCATTGGTTAGGCCTCTTTTTTAATTCTTTTGTACTTTAAAGACTCTCTTTTTTTTGCTCTGTCTTTATCAGTTGTACCTAATCTTTTTTGTTGTTGCTCTATATTCCAAATCGGAAAGGGTTTTATAGATGTAAAATTATTCATTATGCCACCTCCTCTTGCTCAACTAGCGTTAAACCTCTAAAAACATCAAATATAACTTCATTATCTGCTTTTAACTCAAACATTGTTTTACCATCGCCTTTGACAAAAGCTCTGTAATCACCATTTACTGCATCAATTATATCTTCCTCACAACAAGAATGTTCTGATATAAGAACTGAACCTAAAACTTCATCAGGAGTATAATCTTTTTGTTCTTGTAACAGGTCTGCTGTACATGATATTGCCTCTTCAAAAGTTTGATAAAAGATTCTTCCTTTGTTTTCAATAGAACTTTCCCAAGGGTACTTATCAATACCTTCTACATAAGCTACATATATTTTCATTGGTTACGCTCCCAGTTGATATAAGAATAGAAAGAAAAAGCCACACATTGCGACACAGTAAAAAAACTGTATCGCATAGGCTTTGTATATTTTGGTTTTGGTTTTGATCATTGGTATTGCTCCTCTAGTTCTTCGGGTTCTCTTAGGTATTCGTATTCGCCTATAGCGAATACTTTTGAAACTTCGTCTACATCTAAACCATGACTATCGTTATTTTTTAGATAGTCTAAAAGGGCATCAGGCGAGATATAAGAGAACGGTTCAAATTCATAATGGTTAGGATAGTCAGCGATATATTTTGGCTCGCTAACCGCACTTATTGGGTTATTTATAAATGTTGAATAAACCTCTGTTGCTATATCCCAACCATTAGAATCACCATTTACAATATAGGATAGATCATATCCATATTTGCTCTCGTTGTTCATATAGCAAAAGACCTCTTCTATTATTTCTGATATGTATGGTCTATGAATACGGAAAAAGCTTGCGATATTATCAACCTCATGCTCGTTGAGGTAGTTTTCTTCTTGCTCGGTATCGTGCCAATATTTGCACTCTTGCATTACAGTTCCAATACAGAAAACTTTTTCTTTTATTTCTAGTAATTCCATTATGCTACCTCTTCTAGCTTGTTGATGTATTCAGAAACGATTTCTTCACCTATGATGTAGGTATACATATTGACTACTCTTTCGGGTTCACTAAAGTCTGTAGACACTTTGCCAAAGTTAAGCTCTTCATATTCTTTAATATGTGCTATCACATCAAAAGTATTTTCACCTAACCATTTTCTCGCTCTGTATCTACCTATAATATAAAAATCAGTATTAAAAGCGTGGTAGTGTAGATCGTCTTTGTTTTCTTCTATCCAGTCAGAATCTTGATCGTTTATAAAATCGTCAAAGTATTCTTTTATTTCTTCTCTTTTATAGTCCATATTTTTCTCCTCTATTTGTTATGACTAAGACGCCTCACGGCGTTTCGGATAATAGAATCCTCTTCAGTTAGCCTGAATTTGCTTGATGCGTTTTTGTAGTTTTTTAAACTCTCTAGTTTTTAGTTTGTTGTGTTTCTCAACAACATTAATTAAAACATTAATTTCTTGTGAGTAGTTTTCAAACTCGCCATGCTTTTTTAGAATTTCACTTATGCACCAAATGCTGAATCTTGCAACTTCTGTCATAGGCACTTCAAAAGCATCCATTCTGTCAACTAGATTGTTATAGTTTTGTATATTGTCTGTCATGTTTTTCTCCTCTATTAATTAAATGACTGTGTAATGATATACCCATTAATACATTATGTATACCTTTTTATACTCTCTATGTTAATTTATTACCCATTAGCCCTTTGAAATGCTTTAGAATAAAGGGATGCAAGGGATAGAAAATAATTCAATTATGGAACATAAAACACCTAAAAAGAGAGGAAGGAAGACAATTAATATAGATTATGATCGTTTGGAATATCTAGCCTCTTTGAACATGGGAACAATGGATATATGTCGTAATCTCGGCATTTCATGGGATACGTTTGATCGCAACAAAAAAAGAAAAGCGGAATTTGCGGATGCTTTACAGAGAGGAAAAGCTAAAGGATTGCAAAGGGCAACTTCTCGGCTCATGGATAAAATAGATGATGGCGAGTTTCAAGCCATCCAGTTCTATTTAAAAAATGCCGATTCGGACAACTGGGCAGATCGCCAGGAAGTAAATCACCAATTAAATCTCTCCAGTGTGTTACAAGAAGCACAAGGAAGGATAATTGAGGGCGAAAGAGTAAAAGAGGTAACTAATTCGGATCAGTTCCTAGAAAGGGAACTAACCACCAACAAAAAAACCAATAAATAACAGAGTGTAACTATGATTTTCTCTAATCTCCCTGGTACAAAAAATCAGCGTTACAGAAGCGGTTTCTCTGTGTTGCACCTCTCCGCAACTGTTCACCGCTTCACCTGTTACCCCATAAATAAAGGCTTTTAATGATAGTAAGTGCTTACTTACTTATTCAATACCCCCCATCAATTTATATCGGCGGGGCACAGTCAACGTATAGTGTGAAATAAAATTTTTATAAAAAAATGAAATACAGTCCACAAGAAGAAAAAGAACTAATGACCTCCATCTGGTCACTCAACATAAAAGATGATCCTTTAAACTTTGTACGCTTTGTCTTCCCTTGGGGACAGAAGGACACCCCCCTTGAGCACTTTGACGGGCCAAGGAAGTGGCAAGAAAAAATTTTGAGGGATATTTCAATACACATACAACGCAATAACTCTATTGATATGCCAGAGATGTTTAGACTGGCAGTTGCATCAGGTCGTGGAATCGGCAAATCCGCCTTAGTCGCATGGATCATCTTATGGATGCTATCCACCCGACTTGGCTCAACGGTTATCGTAACTGCCAACACCGAGCAACAGCTACGCTCAAGAACATGGGCGGAACTCGGTAAGTGGCTCACACTCTCCATACACTCTCATTGGTTTCAAAAGACAGCAACAACCATCAAACCCGCAGCTTGGTTTGAAGAAGCACTCATAAGAGACTTAAAAATAGACACAGGCTACTACTACGCACAAGCGCAACTCTGGTCAGAAGAAAACCCAGATGCCTTCGCTGGTATTCACTCCAGCTACGGTGTGTGCCTTATTATGGATGAGGCTTCAGGTATACCCGCACCCATCTACTCTGTGTCAGAAGGTTTCTTCTCAGAGCCTACCCCCAATCGTTTCTGGTTTACCTTCTCCAACCCCAGAAGAAACACAGGGCCTTTCTACGACAGCTTCCACTCCAAACGTGCCTTTTGGAAGTCGGAGCAGATAGACTCTCGTGACGTAGAGGGAACAGACAAAGAACTGTTCCAACGAATGATAGAACAGTACGGAGAAGACTCTACCGTATCTAGGGTAGAAGTCATGGGTGAGTTTCCAAAGGCAGATGACGATACCGTTATTCCTATGGAACTTATCAACGGAGCGATAGACAGAGAAGTTACACTCACCGCAAGCGAACCGATTATCTGGGGATTAGACGTAGCTAGATTCGGTGGCGACAACTCTGCGCTTTGCATACGACAAGGAAATACAGTTTTAGAAATCATCAGTTTTCAATCCATGGACTTGATGCAGTTATGCGGTGCGATAAAAAATCGTTATGACGACTCAACTGCGATAGAGCAACCACAAGAAATATTGGTTGACGTGATTGGTTTGGGTAGCGGAGTCGTGGATAGATTAGCAGAACAGAATTTACCTGTGCGTGGTGTGAATGTAGCCGAAGCACCGAGCACGAAAAAGAATTATTTAAACCTACGAGCAGAGCTTTGGTTTGCGGTTAAGGATTGGTTGGCGCAGCGTGATTGCCGACTTCCTAATAATGACGAGCTTGCTTCGGAACTCGCTGCGCCTCAATACAAATATACATCATCTGGAAAAATTAAAATAGAAAGTAAAGACGAAATGCGTAAAAGAGGTATAAAATCTCCAGACAAGGCAGACGCATTAGCTCTGACGATGGCAAGCTCGGCTGCATCCTTTGGTGGCAGTCAAGCGTTTATGGGTTATAATTTCAAGAAACCCTTAAAGTCAAGAATATTTAGAGTGGGATAATTTATGGCAAAGAAAAGCACAAAGCAGATCGAAGCAGAAATCGAAATGCAACTGAATGAAGAAACGGACTTAATCAATCTAACGGGAGTCATCAAATCAGAGATGGATGATGCTCGTGATTTTATCTATCAAGTTGGAGAAGAAAGAGCAGAGTCCACCGAATACTATCTTGGCAATGAGCCAGAATCGACAAGCACATTACAGTCTGAGTTTATCTCTACTGACGTTAGAGACACCGTACTCTTTATGTTGCCTTCCATCATGCGTACTTTCTTTGGTACTAAGAAGGTGGTTGAGTTTATACCTAAAGGGCCTGAAGACATTGCGCTTGCCGAACAGCAAACGGATTACATCAACCACGTTATCCAACAAAAGAACAATGGCTTTAAAGTGTTATACGATGCGTTCAAAGATGCACTCGTTAGAAAGACAGGGTTTGTCAAAGTGTTTTGGGATGACTCACTTGATGCAACTACGCACGAGTATTCCAACCTAGACCCCCAATCTTACCAAGCCCTAGTGCTTGACCCTGACGTAGAGATTATCGAAGAAGAGATTACGAAAGAAACGATTACAACACTTGACCCACTTACACAGGAAGAAGTTACACAAGAACTACCCGTCAGTTACGATCTAACCATACGCAGAGTTAAAGAAAGAAGCCAAGTATGTTTAGAGTCTGTACCCCCAGAAGAAATATTAATATCCAGACACGCTAGAGATTTAAACAGCGCATCTTACGTTGCACACCGCATGATTAAATCCGTATCTGAATTGGTTGCTATGGGTTACGACATAGAAGAAGTAGAAGAACACGCTGGCTATGGCGGTAGTGCAGTTGATCCAGAAGCTTATGAAGAAGTACAAGCTCGTAATCCTTTTGACAACATGGTATATCCCGACAGGAACGATGCGGGCGGTAAAGACGTTTTATACATAGAACACTATCTGTTCTACGATTTTGATGATGATGGTATAGACGAAAGAATTAGAGTATGCACGATTGGCGATGGCTTGCACGTTTTAAACGTAGAAGCATGGGATGATCTACCGATTGTCATGTTCTGCCCTGATCCTGAACCACATACAGCGATTGGTTCATGTCCAGCAGACTACTTAAAACCGATTCAAGCAGCAAAGTCTCAGATTATGCGAGACACGCTAGACTCATTAGGACATTCTATTTTCCCTCGCATGGCTGTCGTAGAGGGTCAGGTCAATATAGACGATGTATTGAATACTGATATTGGACAGCCGATTAGAGTGCGTGCTCCTGGTATGGTACAACCTTTTAGCGTACCGTTTGTCGGCAAGGAAGCGTTTCCTGTACTGGGCTATCTCGATGAATCTAAAGAGAATCGTACAGGGGTGTCTAAAGCATCAGCTGGTCTAAACGCAGATGCTCTTCAATCAAGCACCAAGGCAGCGGTTTCCGCTACCATGTCGGGAGCACAAGGAAGAATAGAGCTAATTTGTAGGCATTTTGCCGAAGGTGGTATGAAAGACCTCTTTGGATTGGTCAACAATCTAGTAATTAAGCACCAAAGTGCTCAAGATATGTTCAGATTGAACGGTAAATTCGTACCCGTTGACCCTAGATATTGGGATACAAACAAGGATATCATCGTAAATGTAGCGATTAGCAAGACTTCAGACGAAGAAAAGTTTGCTATATTGGCGCAATTATCCACAAAACAAGAGCAAATATTGGCTCAATTAGGCCCTCAGAACCCTCTTGTCTCTTTACAGCAATATTCTAATACTTTGAGCAGAATGATCGAAATGGCTGGATTTAAAGACCCAGAATCGTTCATAAATACCGAAGTTCCGCCAATGCCACCTATGCCACAAGAGCCACCGAAGCCAGATGCAGCTGAAATGTTAGCACAAGCAGAGGCTATGAAAGCACAAGTAAGTGCTCAGAAGGCTATGATTGATGCGGAAACAGATCGTATGAAGATTATTATGGATGACGATAGAAGTCGTGACATAGAAGAGGCACAAATACGATTAAAAGCAGCTGAGTTGTTGGCAAAATATGGAGCACAAGTTAATATTGCAGAGATCAATTCCATCATGGAAAGAGATAGAGAATCGATCAGACAAAATGCAAAACAACAAGCTCAAGGATTATTTACTAACAATGCGCCCCAACAAAATTTATGATATTGAAGTCTTAGAAGGTGATATGGTTTACATAGGCAAAGAGGTATTTGCTAAAAGTAAACAACAAGCTTTTGAGATGATGATATTAATGTTTGGTGGTGAGATAAACGAAGATTCAGAAATCATTCTTTGTGAAGAAAAAACGGTGCACTAATGGCTAAAGCAATACGAAGAACCACTAGAGGAAAAGGTGCTAACTACAGACCTACTAAATCTGGTGCTGGCATGACTAAGAAAGGAGTCGAGCGTTATAATAGAGCTAATCCTGGTTCTAATTTACAAACTGCTGTAACAGGAAAAGTAAAGCCTGGTAGCAAAGCAGATAAAAGAAGAAAGTCTTACTGTGCTAGATCACTCGGACAACTTAAACGTAGTTCTGCAAAGACTAGAAACGATCCTAACTCTAGGATAAGACAAGCTCGCAGAAGGTGGAAGTGTTAAAAAAATCTAAGTATAATCTTCTTATGGATATATTAATCGCACTCGTAGTTGTAGCAGTAATAGCTGGCTACTACGTTAAAAAGAAAAAGCCCGAAATTTACAACAAAGTTAAAGAATCTTTAAAGCTATATAAATAAAATGCCAAAAAAAAGAGGACTGTACGAAAACATACACGCTAAACGCAAAAGAATCGCTGGAGGTTCAGGTGAAAGAATGAGAAGACCTGGAACAAAAGGTGCTCCTACCAAGAAAGCATTTAAACAAGCAGCTAAGACCGCAAAGAAAAGAAAATAATCTATGGAACAGGCAGTCCAACTGATTAACGAAGTTGGCTTCCCCATAGCAGCTGCGGGCGGTCTAGGTTTCTTTATATGGAAACTTATCAACCGTATCATCGATGGCATGGAAACTAAGCTTGATACACTTGATGATAAGCAAGCTGAGTTAATCTCCCACATGGAAGAAAGACTAGGTACTAAGCTAGACTCACAGCATGGTATCTTGGTTGCCCTTATAGACAGAGTTAGATCGCTAGACAACGAAATCATACGCCAAGACACAATGATTAAGATTTTATTAGGGCAAAGTAACCTAATAGATATGAATAAAATAGCGAAAGCAGACAGAGAAGATCAGAGGAAAGACTGATGACTAAGTACGATAAACTGCTCGTTGTTTTTGGATTATCTGCTGTATTGTTAGTTATAGCTGTAGATTTACGCACCGATGAAATGGTGCATCAATTTAAGAACCCTAGCTTCTCAGGTGTCGGTACATCCAGTCACTATCTAACTATAGAAAACCAAGAGTTCTCAAGAAAAGAAGCGATACGAGAAGAGATCAAAGCTTACCAAGAAGAACTAGAACGTGAAGCCGAAAACACAACATTAGCTAGGTTTATACGCAACCTAGAGAGTAGAATATACGCACAACTTAGCAGACAGTTAGTTGATAATTTATTTGGTGATGCAGCATCGACAAATGGCATTTTAGAGCTAGAAGGCAACACCATAGAATACAGAGTAGAAGACGACAAAGTAACGCTTATAATTACAGATGAAGAAGGCAACACAACAGAAATTACTGTACCTCTCGGTTCTTTTTCTTTCTAGTTGTGCCTTAATCATACCTCCTCTAGATAACGGAATACCTCCTATAAGAAACATAGAACCCGCAGAGGTGGGTTCGTTAATCATTACGGAGCTTGCAGAAGTACAACTGCCTGTACGCAAACCTGTAGTTGCTGTCTATCCTAAGTCCTTCATGGACAATACAGGCCAACGCAGAAGCAACAGTCAGTACGCTAGTTTTAGTACAGCGATTACACAATCACCCGATGCGTATTTAATCAGAGCACTCAAACACTCTAACGTATTTGATGTAGTAGAACGCACAGGACTAGACAATCTAACCAAAGAAAGACAAATCATACGCACAACCAGAGAAAGCTTTGAAGAAGATCAAAAGCTAAAACCGTTATTGTTTGCTGGTTTGTTAATGGAAGGTGGTGTTGTAGGTTATGAAACCAATATAAAGTCAGGCGGTGCTGGAGCTAGATATTTAGGTATTGGTATGTCAAAACAATACAGA